TTATTGATGGATTCGCAAGTTGATGTTGAGGCGCTTGTAATGAAGCGCGCAGCGCAACGGATTGGCCGCATCACTAACAAGCATTTCACTATCGGCACAAACTCCAGTCAACCAAACGGCGTTACAGTTGCTGCAAGTATCGGTAAGACCGGCCTAACCGGTCAAACCACCAGCATCATCTATGATGATTTTGTCGATCTTATGGAATCTATTGATCAGGCATATCTTGATGAAGGCAATGCAAAGTGGATGTTTTCACAAACGTTGCGTGCAGTAATTCGCAAGTTAAAAGACTCCCAAAACCGCCCAATCTGGACACCTGGTTATGAGTTGGGTATTACTGCGAAGTTGCCAGAATTGCTGCTTGGCCAGCCGGTGCAAATCAATAACCATATGCCCGTGCCTGCAGCTGATGCTGTGAGTTTGGCGTTTGGTGACTTCACCAAATACATGATTCGTGATGTGTTGCAGGTTAGCCTGTTCCGCTTTACCGATTCCGTTTATGTCAGCAATGGCCAAATCGGTTTCTTGGCTTGGGCGCGTTGTGGCGGTAACCTGATGGATACCAACGCGGTTAAAACCTACGCACATTCACACACTTAATTTTTAATTGTTCCCCCTGTGATCAGCGGCCACTTCGGTGGCCGTTTTTTTTAACATTTAGATAGGTGAATCAGGTATGTCAACAATTATTGAAAAAGCGGGAAACGCTGTAAAAAATCTTGTCGGTGATGCAAAAAAAGCAATCGCCAGTGAGCGTGTAAAAGTTCGCATGTTGATGGAAAAAGAAGTGGACGGAATTCTTTATAAGGTTAATTCCGTAGTGAGCTTTGTGGAATCTAAAGCAAAGGAGTTGTGTCAGTTGGGTTGTGCGGATGCTCACCCGGATGCAGTCGCACATTGTATTGAAAACCTCGGCGCAGAAGTTGTTGAGCATGGTGCCGAGCCTGCCAAAGAAGTTGAAGCAGCAGCTGGTGCTTAATGCGGTCATTGTTGATCAAGGCGCCGGATGATGAGCCAATTTCGGTTGATGATGCGCGGGACCACCTGCGCATTGATCATACCGATGAGGACGGTTATCTCACGGCACTAATTGTGGCAGCACGCTCTCATGTTGAGAACTATTGCCAGATCGCATTGCTTCCACAGGATTGGCGTTTAACGCTGGATTCATTTTATAAGCATCGGCATCACGCATTGCATATTGGCGGAATACCTGAGCATTTTATGCCTGAGTATGTTCGAGGAGATTTGCATGGCGGAATGCCTATTATTCAGTTACCAAAATCGCCATTAATTGATGTGACATTGATTCGTTATGTCGACACGAATGGTGATCAACAAACAAAAATGATTAGCGATGAAACATTCGCTCGCATTGCCGACAATGGATTGTTGTCCTGCATATCGCCTGCTTATGGCACGTCATGGCCACAAACAAGACGCGAGCCAGGCGCGGTTGAAATAGAGTACACCGCCGGGTATGAAGATGCAGACAAAGTGCCTATGCCAATTAAACAAGCAATGCTCTTGTTGATTGGTCATTGGTATAAAACACGCGAAGCGGTAAACATCGGCAACATCGTTACCAAAATGGATTTTGCTGTAGAGGCACTGTTAGCGCCTTATGTGGTGCCGGTGATTTAGATGGATGCTAAAGATTTTGATGCAGGCAAACTCAATCGCCTGGTAACAATAAAATTATGGAGTGATATACCGGATAATGATTTCGCGATCACACCAACTTACGATGCGGGCCACAAAGTATTCGCGGCACACATGCCAGTGGGCACTGCCACCATGGCAGCCACCATGCAGATCGGTGAAAAAGTCACTGATAAGTTTGTAGTGCGATTTCGCGCCAATGTAATCGAAGCGCATTTGATTACAAACAATCACGTCATTGAGCACAGCCGTTTGCGTTATCGTGTCAAAGGCACATCTCCGCTGGAAGGTGGTCGCGAGTTTGTGGTGATCGATACCGAGATGCTGGGAATTATCTAGCGTGGGCCAAAAGTTTGAAATTAATGCCACGCTGGATGGGTTGACGCGAGTTGATTTTGATAAAAAAGAAATACGCGCTGTCATGCGCAAGGTGGGGCGCGATGTGCGAAACGAAGCGCGCAGACTGGTATCACGCCGCGCGGTTTCACTTCCGGATGAATACCCGGGAATGCAAAGCGGGCAATTGAAAAAATCAATTAAAGAAAAAGTTTCACCCGCAGGTTTTCTGGTAACGATATCGCCGCGGCGCAATATGTTTGTGGGGGATAACTATTATCCTGCCATGCTGTATTACGGCGTGCGGCGCGGTGCGGCACGCAATAAAAGCCATAAGGCGCAAACATTGAGCGGTCCCTGGCGCATTGCGCCACGCGCTAACTTTATGGTGGATGCAGCGGAACATCGCCGCGAGTTTGCACAAACGGCGATTATGCAGGGGTTGGAAAATTCGATTAAACCGGCTTTTGATTTTGGTTGAGTACAGAAATAAATAGGAATTTTATATTTAACTTATCGATTGATTTTATAGGTTTACTGCACCTTTGAGCCAGTGAGGAGAGCGACATGCACTACAGAAATGGCCGCGAGGCAAAGAACGGAGACAAGATTGTAAAACTTGAAGGCGGGAAGGTGGTTGCTTTTGGTGTGCTGCATAGCGCAACACCAGGAAACGACTATTGCAATGGAAACATCGCAGTAATTCAACAGGCGAATGACTATGCCTGTATGTGCGATTGCCTGCACGTTGATGATGTTGCCGGGATTCTTGCAGAAAAGGCGCTTGATAAACGCCCAGAAGGAAAGTAAAGAAAGTTAAGTATATAGGTGCCAAACAAATGGATCTGAATTTAATTATTACGCAATTGCGCCAACGCTGCACGACGTTTGATAGTCGCATCGCGGGCGCAGCGCAATTCAAGCCCATTGCAGAAGGCACTGCGATGGCGCTTCCGGCGGCCTATGTAATTCCGTTGGATGACAATCCAGAAGAAAACCGATCGCCAAGCGGCTATCAACAAAAGTTGAAAGATGGCTTTGCGGTTGTGATGGTTATTTCTAATACCGTCGATGTGCGCGGTCAGGATGCAAAAACCTCGGTTGATGCATTGCGCGCAGAAATATGGAAGGCATTGCTAGCCTGGCAGCCAACACCGGATTACGACGGCGTTGTGTATGACGGCGGAAATCTGTTGTTGATGGATCGCGCGTATTTGTATTACCAGCTGGAGTTTTCTGCATTAACTGAAATTTCATTTGAAGATACGTGGCAATCAGTACGTGATGATGAGCTGCCATTTATCGAAGGGGTGAATATCAATACAGACATCCAAAATCCGATCCCGGATGGTGTTATGGAAAATGCTGTGAAAATTGATTTACCAGATCATTAAGAGGAATAAATCTATGACATTGGTTGTTCCAAAAGATGGTTTGAGCGTGCCAGATCCCGCTCGTCACGATTTCCTTCCGCCCGAAGGTCGAGAGATTGACCTCGGTGGTGAACATTTACAGCATTGGGCACGTCGTATCGACGAGGGTGATGTATCGATCAAGGAAGTAACTGCTGAGGAAAAGGCAGTAGATCAATCCATGCCTGAAAACGCCGCACTTCCATTAACGCGCAGTTCGCGCAAAAACAATTCACCTGCAGAGGAGTAAGTCATGATTCCATTTAATAACATCCCGTCCAATCTTCGCGTCCCTTTGTTTTATGCAGAGGATGATAATTCGATGGCCAACCAGGCGGGCGGTATACAGCGCACGTTAATCATCGCGCAAATGCTGTCAGCCGGCACAGCTACTGCTAACGCTTTGCAATTTGTCGGCACATTGGCCGATGCCAAAACCTTGTTTGGCCAAGGCTCTATCCTGGCGCGCATGTACGAAATTTATCGCGGCATCGATCCGTTCGGCGAAATCTGGTGTATCGGTGTAGCGGATGCAGGTGGTGGCGCCGCCGCTACGGGCACCATTGCGCTCACGGGCCCGGCAACGGCAAATGGTACATTGAATTTATATATCGCTGGCCAGAAATTAGCGATCGGTGTTACAGCGGCTGATACGGCAACGGTTATCGGTGATGCAATTGCCGCAGCTGTTACTGCAAATGCAGATTTGCCAGTCACGGCTGTGAACGCTTCCGGCACTATTACCTTTACTGCTAGAAACATGGGCACGCTCGGTAACGATATCATGCTGATGTTGGATTATGGTGGCCTGGCTGCAAACGAAAGCACACCTCAAGGCGTCGCTGCTACCATTACTGCCATGGCGAGTGGCGCAACGGATCCAACACTTACCAGCGCCATTGCTGCCATGGGCGATGAAGTGTTTGATAGCATCGTGCATCCCTGGACAGATAGCACCAGTCTCGATGCATTTAAATCACTGATGAATGATGCTAGTGGTCGTTGGTCCTACCTCAAGCAAATTTTTGGCCATGTGTGGAGTGCAAAGCGTGGCAGCTCCTCTGCGTTGGT